GATCTTTTTCATAGTTTTTAGGTTCTTTATCAATATCTCCACCCTTTGAAGCAAATCTTCTAGGGCCACCATAGAACTCTAAAGTTCTAGCTATCGCTGGATCTGTGTTAGCCACTGTTGGTAGTTTTTCTTCTTCTTCATCTTGTTTGGAGAGAGCGCCTGCTAATAATGATGCTGCTGTAATGGCCCCAAAAGGGCTAATGTTATCAAGTGCGAATCCTGCAGCAGCGTCTTTTAACAAAAAGTTTTTCAAAAATCCTGCACCTTTTGCTTTAGCAAATGCACCACCTGATGCAAAAGGACCTGCACCTAAACCATATGCACCGAATCCTGCAATTAATGCAGCTTTACCTAAATCTGACTTTGCAATTTTTTTAACAGCTCTTGTAGCTTTCTTTACAATGCTACCTAGACCATACTCTTGTCTTACTTCACCACCGTCTTCAAATCTAGGACCTCCAAATGGTTGTAAGGATGCCATCATTGCTGATGACCCTGGACCAACAATTGACTCATACTTTGCTTGCAGATCTGGAGATAAACCTATAGACCCTTGTATATTTCTACCTACATCTCCGGCTATTTCTGAAAAAGGTTGATCACCTTTAAAACTTTGAACTACATTGTATGCAAGCGAACCTAAACCTGTTAGTGCAGGATTTAAACCCATAGTTTGATTAACATCATAACCACCTAATATATTATATTCTTCATTTGTTATTAAATTTCTTCTAACCGCTTCTGCTAGTTTCGCGTTATTATTAAAGTGTCTTTGTAAATTTTGAAAAGTTGGTACACCGAGAGGTCCTCTTCCTCCTCCATCACCCATAGTTGTTGGTGGGCCATCTCCATTAGTGTCAAATTGTGTAAAATCTGTAACCTCATCTTCTCCTGTAAACTGTGCAGGATCTCCCGTCATATTAGATGTAAAATCTGACATAGTTTCTGTAGCTAAACCTGCCTCTACATCAGCTTCATTAACATCTCCACCTTTTGAAAACCTTGCACCATAGAATTTTAATATGTCATCAAACTCGCTTTTTTTTGGTTCTTCTTTTTTTTCTGTAATAGGTGCTCGTAATCTTCTTATAGGTTCATTATCTCCACCCTCATCTGTTTTTGGACCTGGAAACAGTTCATCAAATTTTGTTTGTGTCATGGCTCGAATATCAGATTCATTTCTTATACCTGCATCAATAAGTTTTTGTCCTATTTCAAATTGTTTAGGAGTTAAACCAATAGCAAATGGATCACCTTTATTAGATTGTAATTGTTCTAAAACATAATTTATATCTCCTGTTTTACCTAAACCTAATTGACGTCTTAATGTTGGTGCAGCAGATCTATTTAAAAAATTTATTATGCTTTGTGATCTTGCATCTTGTATTTTATTAACGAAGTCATCTGTGTCTAATCTACCGTCAGGTCTAATTGAAATTCTACGAAAGTCTTTTGCCGTTACATTATCAAAATTTAAGTTATCGAAATTGCCTCTTGGATCAGGACCCATTTGCCCTTTGTTACTACCAAAAGCAGAACCTTGAAAAGTTTCACCATATGTATCTCTACTATCAGATGTAGAACTTGGTGTAGATTTCGCTGATTCAAAACCAGATCCAAAATCGTCATCATATTCAATAAAACTTGGAATACCCATAGGTGTCATGATACCAGAACCACCAGCAGCTTTTAATATGTCTGCTTCTTTTGGATTAATGTATGCAAGAAACTCACCTGGAGGTGCCATCATCTTAGCATCATCTAAAGATACTCCACCTTCTGCTAATAATTGTCTTGCTATTTTTGATCTAATAATTGCCATTTTTCCACACTACTTGGTTTTAGGGAACAAATCAAGCGAAGGCATGATTACTTTCACATCTCGTCTAATCTCTGCTTCTGGTACACCTTTTGCCCTCCATTCGTCCTCTGTTTTGTATACCTCACCTGTTTTAAGGTTAGATATGGTTGTTATTATCTTCTCTGGTTTTATTGTTTCCATTACGTTGTTACCTCTCTTGGTTCTATTTCTAATATGGAAGCTATGACATGGATTCTTCCAGCATAGCCCACTTGTACTTTTAATATTTCAGAAGCCTCCATGACTAAAGGCTGAGTTAAAAGTTCTACTGTAGCATTAGCAGATATTGACTTACTCTTAAATAAACTAAATATGTTAGATGAAGAATCAACTAACGTTACAGTAATTGTGTCTCCTGATCCTGAGTCATCAGATACTAGAATAGATTTAACCACAGCTGTTTTAAAAGAAGGCACTGTGTATACAGTCGTTAGATCTGTAGATGTTAAATCATTCTTTTTATTTATAAAACTATTTGCCATTATGTTAAAAAGAAGTTTGCAGCTTCCATTTCATCTTTTAATTCTTGTTGATACGTTGTATTTAATTTTTGTATTACACCGTCAAGATCCCTAACCTGTGCATCAGCCACAGATTGTTTATATTCTTCACTAGGTCTTGTTAATACTTGTACTATCTTTGCCATTATCTTCTACCATCCGCTTGTAAATCTAATCTAAACGTGCCTAACTTCCAATCTTGAGCTGTGCTAGTGTTTTCTACTTTTAATGCAATGGCTCTGGCTCTAGCTCTTGTGTCTACCTTTGTTGTAGACGATGTTACTGTAAAAGGTCCTAACGAAGAACTAGCCGCAGTATCATTTGAATAATTTTTTAAATTAAGTGTTATTTGTGTATTACCAGTTTGAGATACAAAGTCTGGTATAAATCTTCTTATCTTCATCATAAACTCTCCGTCACCTCTAAGATCCGCAATATTAGTTTGTGCACCTCTAATGACTCTCTGTGTGATGTCAAAGTCTCCTGATAATATGTTTGCTTGAATAGCTGTAACTGTGCCACCTTTAACTTGATCTGTCCCTGTCTCATGTTGGTAGTATGTTGTAATACCATCTGTATTGCCTTGAACATATGTAGATGATGTTGCCGGTTCTACTCCGTCAGCATCATACTCTAAAGCATGTGGATTACCGAACACTGCAGAGTCAGCCCACGCTGTTCTAGCTAATGTACCCACTGTCCATATCGGTCTTCTTGCTGATGAGTCTTGATAATTATAACAAACCATTCTGTTCACAACTGACGAGTTAGCTGTAGGATAGAACCACATAATTTCACCAAACAAATTATTTAATCCTGCACTAATCATTTGATTACCAGAATCTAAATTAATGTCATCGTATACAAAGTCTTCTACAAGACATGGTAATGATTCAAGAGCACCAGCATATTTAAAGAAACCATTTTCTGAAAACCAGTATGCAGCACCATCTACCTCTACTGCTGCATTCTTACCTGCAAGTCCACAGTTTGTACCTGCTTGTACAAAGGCAAATGTAAAAGGTTGACCTACGAATCTTTGTAAAAATAAAGCTGTGTCTGTGTAAACATAAATTGCATCTCTACCTCTAATCGCTCCCATGATCCGTGATCCGTCGGCCAGTCTTTGTGTACCAGCTGTATTGGTTGCTGTGGGTGTATAAGTATTAATATCTTCTTGAGACGAGAATCTAATAAACATGTCGTCTTGTGTGGACTTCGTGCCAATCGTTGTTTCTGTTCCATAGAATACTAAGTGTCTATCCGGTGTAGATACGAGCATGTGTCTTGAAGCTGTTGGTGCACCAGATATGATAGTTGCTCTAGAATCTGTTGCATTTGTTGCTGAAGAGTCCCACTCAAATACCTCACCGTCTACAATTAAACAAATAGCTTTGTCACCAAAGTTATCAATGGACCACATACCAGGGTCTATAATTAAGTCTCCAGATGCTGCTTCACCCCATGCTACGAAATCAGATGTGTTTGTAACTGTAGCACCTGCAGTGTGTGATGCTGCCGTTGTGTTTCTTACACCTCTTGTTACACCTGTTAATGTGTTTGTAGATATACCTGTGTACGATATTTCCTCTGTTCCAATCTTAATAAAATTTGTTCCAGAGCTTGGCAACTGTGATGCGTCGTTTACAGTTATACTTGTAGCAGCTGCAGATATGTCTGCTGACAAAACAGTTGTGTATGCTCCTACAGCCTGACCACCCCAAGATCCAAGAGACCAACCAAAACCTTGTGCCTGTACGTCTGGTCCTACTCTGTAATAATGTCTAACTCTAATACCACCAGATGTTGTTGCACCAGATCCTGACTCTGCTGATGGCATCGTTATTGTAATTGTATTTGATGCTGGCACTGTTGTTGCCATAAATCTTATGTCGTCAAAGTCTGACGCACCAAAGTTTGAACCTGTGATAGATGAAAAATTATCTAGTAATACAATATCTCCTGCTTGTATACCGTGGTCACCAGAAAAATTTATAGTAACAGTTGCTGATCCGTTAGTTGTAGTAAATGCATTGGTAAGTGTCGTTGTGGCTTTAATAGGATGTATGTCATAAAACACACCACCTGAATAAGCGTACAAAATTCTGTTTGATCCTATGATAGAGTACTTTCTACCTAAACTATTTGTAAATTGATGTAATGCTCTCGCTGCTCCTGTAATATTATCAGCGCCTAATTGTTTCCAACCACCTATCTTCTCGGGTGTAGAATACCTAAAACGGACGTTATCACAGTCTATCCACTGACCTTCCGCAGCTGTTGCAGTAACTTGTTTGTTTATACCAGGTTGAAACCCTATCTTTTGTAGCATAGATCTCCAGATTATATTAGATTGCGTTGATATTCAACGT